TGAGGTTTAGGCTCTTGTTTAACACAAGAACTCAAAACGACGAGGGCTAAAATACTTACAAATAATTTCATCATACTAAAGTTTCAATTTTGTTTCTAACTTGTTCTACTACGTTGATCTCACTAACATTAGTCAAGATAACAGATTCTTTTAAGATTTTGTTTGGGATGTGAACCAAAAATGTATTACCATCAAAGTAAGATAGGTCTTCACCCAAGTTCAACGCTCCGTCAACCATCTTCAAGAATATTTTGAATTGGATTGGGTCAACAAAAGATTCGGTAAGTAATGCCCCGAACTTTTCATTCATAATTCTAATCGTGTGGTTGAAGGTTGTCTTTATCATCTGTGATTTATTTCAACAAAGATAAGAAAACTTTCGGATTGAAAAAAACTATTTCAATATTTTTTTGATAATATTTCTTAGTTCTTCGGTTCTTTTTTGTTTGGGTAGGTCCTCTCTCTTGAAATATTTACAAGAGGTATGTTCTTTTCCGTGTGATGCCTTATCTAAATTTGGTTCTTTTTTGTCTTTGGTTTCTTGTAAAAACACAAACATCATTCCCACTTTTGATCCTTCGTTATTCTTTGTGTCAACCATTCCAACCAAATCCAAATCGGTTGATAATTTAATATTTGTTTCTTCAAAGACTTCTCTGATTGCAGCCTGACCTGGTGATTCACCACTTTCTATACCACCGGCAGGTATAGACCAATGGTTTGGTAATGACTCTTCAGGTGATCTTTTACATAATAAAACCTCATCACCATGTTTAATTATTACACCAGCACTCTTTCTAAACTTTCTCATAGATATTTATAAATATGAAAGTAAAAATAAATGATAACCTTTTTAATGTTAAAACCGCAATAACATCCAAAGATACCCAAAATGGTATGATGGGTAAAAAGTTTGATAAAACTTTTGATGGTATGTTATTTTTAATGAAAAATGAACCACACTCCTTTTGGATGAAAAATTGTGTAGTTCATTTGGATATCATTTTTATTGATGGTAATCAGATCACAAACATCCATCACAACTGTAAACCTTGTTTTTCAGATAAATGTGAGAATTATGAGGGTGATGGTGATATGATCTTAGAATTACCAGGTGGTGATTGTAAAAAATACGATATTAAAGAGGGTGATCTTGTTGATCTTCAACTTTAACTTTCGTTTTCTCATCAACGAATGCTTGTACTCTACCTCTTGCAACTTCAACATAATTTGGTGAAAGTTCTATCCCTAACCAACGTCTATCTAATATTTCCGCAGCAACCAAACTAGTTCCTGAACCCGCAAATGGGTCTAACACTACATCGTTTTTATAGGACAATATCTTAATCGCTTTGGTTGGTATGTCCATCGAGAAAGTTGCCTTGGTGAGTGATTTAGTATCTGCAAAGTAATTCCACTGACCAAACACAAGTTCCATAAATTCTTTCTTATCATTCTCGTCATAGACCATTTTGTTCCTTTTAGAACCATCTTCATTCTCAATTTCAGTTAATTCGCCAGTCCATTGTGGTTGACCTTTGATTTTTTTGATGTGTTGTTTTTTGTATGCCAATATAACACATTCTTTTGGGTTATAGATATAAGGTGAACTTGGACTCATCCAAGATCCCCAAGCCGTTGTCTTACTTCTGTGTGGTGATTGTTCTTCCAAATCAACAATTCCGAAGAATCCAAAACCAATTTCTTTCATGATCTGCCACATCTCTGAGACAAAAAAGATACGACCACCTTTTTTCTGTCTGTTAATTTCATAAGGAATGTTAAGGGCTATACGACCATCATCTTTTAGTAATCTATAAACTTCTGTCAACCAAGACTTTGCGAATTCAACATAATCTTCAAATTCCACATCATCTTCGTGAACATCATAGTCGATTCCAACACCATAAGGTGGACTAGTGACTACCAAATCAACACTACCCTCAGGTAATGTCTTCATCACCTCAATACAATCTCCGTTAATAATTTTTCCTGTTTCTATCATTTTTTAAATTCCTGCTGTTATGTGGTAATAATAACCTTTTGATGTCATATCCCCAAATGATTTATAAATTTCATATCTTTTATCATCATAGAACATATCTGTGACAATTTCAACCCTACAACCAACATCTTTAACTTCAAATCTGATTTTTTCTACATCAAATTCTTCTTCTAATGGTATGTCATATACTAATATATTACCTTTACAATGATCTTCTATAATAAGATAAGCATCCTGACTACAATACTTTTCTTCATAATCACATTTTTCACGATTAAGTTCTTCCGTTTCATAGACTAAATTTCCGTTTTCATCCTCTACTTTTAAATAGAAAGTTTCAGGATATGGACCTATTAGGGTGTCTAATTCAGAGTCAAAATAACTTTCAACACCCAAAACTTCACAAATCTGATCGTAATCCATTTCATCGAACTCAACTCTTTTGTCTTGGAAGGTGTTGTATTGTTCTGTGTTTAACTTAAATGGGTAGACTTCAGCCCCTCTGTGTCCTAATGTAAACTTGTAGTATTTCATGTTATATCTTAAAATAAAAAATTAATAAATTTATAAACTAAAATTCCCATCAAATACAACCAGAAGACAATAATTGAAAATGCTAAAATTCTGTAGTTTCTTTCTACATGATTTTTTGACCTTCCTTGAAAGTCATTTAGATTCCAATCTTTTCCCATTTTTAAATAAAATTTGAGATCATTTGTGCTAATTTATATCCTGTAAAAGCCCCTGCAGCTGCGGATCCGGGAAGAATAATAAACTTGCCTAACATTGTTTCATATTTCTTTCTATTCACAATATAAGAAATCAGAATGTAATAAACAACATAATTAATCAATACTAAAAAGTCCAGTTCTTTTGCCGCAAATACTACAATAGAGTTCCCGAGAAAACCCCACATAAAGTTGATGAGAGTTTCTCTTAATAATTCGTTTGGTGTTGTAAGAGCATCCCAAACATTAATCTCTTTATCAAACCCAGTTTTATTTTTCGAGTGTTTGGATATGGTGTTGGAGGTACCATAACGCTTTTCTGAGATCCTCGAGTTCTTTATCTTTTCCTTTCTTTCCTGCACGACTTATATATTTTACTGTATTTCCTAAACTAAACCCTAAATCCCAAGCATCAATTACTTTGATTGCTTCGTAAGGGTTATTTTCTCCTCCGTAATGTTGAGGATGATTTACTTGTTCTTTTTGTGGTGAAGGACATTGACAAAGTCCAGTACCACCACATACACATTGTTTATCCATTACTCTTCTCTATATTCTTTTAATAATTCTTCATTGGACATAGTTCCATACTTTTCACTAAGACCGTTTAAATTAACATCTTTATTGATCATAGTTTTTGTATCATAAAGTAGTTGAGCTACATATAATGAATTAACGATCTCACGAACAATTTTATATGGATCTGCATTTGATCCTGGTCTTCTATCTTCAACATATCCTTTCCATTCTTTTGCTGTGTCCTGTGGAACTCTAATTGATGCTCCACGATCAGATACACCCCAACTAAATTTATCAATTGCCTGTGTCTCATATTCACCAGTCAAACGAAGGTTATTGTTTGATCCGTAAGCTTTGATATGATCTTCGTGTCTTGATTCAAATGCGTTAAATAGTGACATGAAGTATTCTTCGTTACCATCAAATCTCATCATGTCTGTTGAGAAGTTTGTGTGAAGTCCTGATCCATTCCACTCTCCGTGTGTGATTGGTTTTGGGTGAAGTTCAATGTGATAACCGTACTTCTCAGCAATCTTAAATAGGAAATATCTAGTCATCCAAAGATCATCTCCGCCTTGTAATTTTCCTTTTGAAAAAACTTGGTATTCCCACTGACCTAAAGCAACCTCAGCATTTGTTCCTGTAATATCAATACCATAGTTTAAACACATATTCAAATGTTCCTCAACAAATGGACGACCAACAACATTATGACCTACACCACAGTAGTACTCACCTTGTCCTTTAAGGATGTTTCTCTTGTGACCCAAAATGTTTCCATTAACTTCTTCTCGAATAAAATATTCTTGTTCAAAACCAAACCAAAGATCTTCAAATCCTTCACCAATACTAGATCTTTTATTCGATTCATGGGGTGTTCCATTTGGGTTTAATACTTCACATAAAATATAGATTGTTGATTGCATGTCTTGAACATAATGTCTAACAGGTTTTAATAAACAATCGGAGTTTCCTGTTTGTGCTTGATTCGTTGATGATCCATCGAAATTCCAAATTGGAAAATTTCCATTAAGGAAAGCGTTCTTGACGGATTCGTATTCAACAATCTTGACTTTACTTCTTAGGTTGGGTTCAGGTTTATAACCATCTAACCACACATATTCCAAACGAATTTTCATTTTATTTTATTTATGACATTTATTATTTCTTCTTTTGTAAAACCTTCTTCATACATCCGATAAACTTTACAAGAAAACTCATCGGTACAAATAATTGCATCGGCTGACAAATATTTCATAAGATTTTCAAGGTTATTCAAAATGTTTTCTTTTTTTAAAAATCTTTTATTGAATCCCATGTTAATGAATTTTAGTTTTTTTTGGTTTGTGATAAAAAAAATAACCTAATTTGTTTACCTAAGTCTTGGTCATTTGGGTATTTTAATATCATTTCTTTTAAGAAATCTAACAATTCTATTTTTTCTTTATCACTCATTGTTTTTATTTAATTTTTCAAATTTTTTGGTTTGTGAAATGTGTCCAGCAATTCTTCTTTTGAACATCGGTAGTAATGTTTCGTCTATTGGAAAAACACCACTAGATGTCATATGAAAAATCGGAGCAGTCTTTTTATCAACAGGACTGAATGAAGAAAAATTATTTATAATTTTTGATATTGTCAAATCATTTAAAGCATCACTGTGAATTAATTTTACATTTGTCATTTGTTGAGGGTTTGATTTGGTCTCTTTTTTAATCACATATTCCCAAACATAATGAGTTTTTTCATGATCAATAAAATAAAAGTAACCTTTTGGGTGAAGAATGTTTTTTTTGTTTCTTTTGATTTTCATATCCAAAGAATCAAAAACTATTGTCCATACTGATTTGGCAATATTAAAATACTCCATCATCCTTGGTGCAGAGTAAATTAATATTTGTCTAAATTCTTTAGATTCATCGTCTGACATTTCAGGAAGTTCTCTTACTTTGAGATCTTTTACCATAATTTCATCGTCAATGTTTGTGAGTTTTTTGTCGGTGTATACAATTTTATGATCTCTCATAAGTGCTTGTACATTCATTAAATGTAATGATAGTTCGATAAAACCAGGGTATAACTCTAACTTATCAAGTTTTTCACCCATCTTTTGGAAATAAGAAAGTAGTTTGTATTCTTTGTATTCTCTATCAATAGGTTTTTCGAACATCCAATCGGTGTTCATCAAAAATTCTATTTTTTTTCTTCGTGCCATTCATAATAAAAATATGATATATTGTTCAACAAATAAAGATCTAACTAGCCCTCATTACAAAATACCAATCACCATTTACCTGTGTTTCAAACATTTCTCCATCATATGAATTTAATAAAGCTCCATATCCATCACTCCCAACGACAATATCCGTAACCTCATCTAAATCAACAAAATCCATTATGAAATTTTTTTCATAACCAAAGTGTGTAATAAAATCATCAATATCATCAACATATTCACTAACTCTATCATT